CGTCAAGGGAAGTGTTTCCGAAACATGAGCAATTCCGTTTGCATCAACAACACTTGTTCCGTTTGCTTGAACATCCTTGACATTCAAAACATCAGCAATTCTTTTTTTAACTTTATCTTCGCCATGATAATCCAATAAAATGCCCATTATGATGACTCCTCTAATGAATAAATGACTTTCATAGCCATTGTGCCATCTTTGATGACTTCTGTTATGTTGTTTACTGTTGCCAAATACAAAGGATTATTGAAGCACTTGACTCCCTGTTGATTGAATGTAAGACATTCCATGTCCTCATCATATATATAAGGAGTATTTGCACTATTATAATAAGGTTGCATTGAAGCATTTGTCGGATAGGCTGTATGGTTTACGGAATCATAAATGTAATGCGTGTAGTTTAAATGGTTTGTGTCATCGTCTGTAACCAAAGTCAAGCCATTCGGCAAATCGGAAGCAAGGTATTTATTCGCAATCGTTGTGTGTCCACAATCAATAGAATCAAGATGCAAACTGTCAGAGAGTCTGAACACTTCTGTTGTGTTTGTATCTGTTCCCGAAGAACCAACAAGAACTTTTCCATGCGAAACACCCCATCTCGGATGATAACCGCCACCCACTTTGGCAACCATCTGCAAAGTCTTGCTTGAATTGTTCGTGAACGAAATAAGGCTGATTGTCTCATTGTCGATGTCATATTCATAGAAATGTCCTGTTCCGTTGGGAGAGATTACTTGCTCCACATAAGGCAGAATATATAATTTGCCCTCGGATGCTGTAATAAAACAGCCTGTCCATGTCCATGAAAGAGGATTGATTCCGGCAATACTGACATTTTTCTGCGTTTCTATGCCATCAAAGACACTTCCTGTTGTGACACAGACTTTTTTCTTCTTGATCGTGAGAGTTTCTGCTCCATCGTATACAACAGTATATTTATAATTGTTGATAATAACAGCCTGTGCATTTGCTGTTGTTTTGGAGTCGGCCGCTTGAATATCGAGATTCCTTGTAAAAGCATATTTTGTGGAAGCCGATGACAAGGATTTGTTTCCATAACCGATGTAACCACCTGTCTTGGAAGTAAGACAGACACTTGCAATCTTTCCATTTCCCTGTGAAGTTCCCCAATCATAAGTCATGACAATTTTCCTCGGACTTGTTGAAACGGAACTCTCCAAGGAATTATAACTTCCAAGCTCTGACGGATTGGATGAGTTTGTGACATCAACACAGCCATTGGCTGTCATTTCGTTTCCGGCACTCATGAAAGATGTGTCGGAAGTGATTGAACTCTTAAACAACAGGATTCCACCAACTGTTTCTTTCCAATAATCTCCCGATTTAAAAGAAGAATTATTAAGAATCGATGCGTTGCACTCGCCAAGGTTTCGAAGAGCCTTGGCAATTACAACATCTTGGAATGTATTGTCTTTTTCAATATGCTTGATTATGTTTCCCGAAATGGGATTATAAAGTTTTAAGGATGTATGTCCATGTATCATGTGAACTCCACTTCTACACTCTCATTGAGTGATTCAAACGAAATGTCTATCAAATCAATGTCAATCGGATTGTCGGTAACTTTAATAGTTCCGCTCCAATCATCCGAAGCAACAAGGTTTTGTCCGTAAATACAAGCCTTGATTGAACCCATGGGAATAAATGCGGCACCGCCTGTCATTTTGCATCGAATCTCCAAACGATGAACAACCCCGGGTTCTGTTGTGATGTAATAAAGGAGATGTTTTATATGATCTCCGTCTGCCCATGTCTCTTTGGGGATTCGACTAACGAGAGTATTATCAAAGTAATAATAAAACTCGGCTTCTCCGTCAAAATAATCCGTTCCCGAAACTGTTGTTTCAATCTGGGCGAGAACTTCTGCAAGGAATATCGCAACTGTTTTCTTGACAGCCGTATATCTTATGTCAATAATCGTCTCTGTGCTTCCATCTGCGATCGTAATGTCTGCCATATTGGTAAATGAATAATACTGAATGACATCTTTATCCGATTTGGACTTTGCAAGTGCTGTGATTTCCTTTTCTTCCTTGCTTCGAACCGATGCAAGTTTCGGATTTTTGCCACCACCCGAAATCGAGAGTGATTTTCCATATTTAAAAGTAAATTTTGTGATGCAGAACTTCTTTGACGAGTCTCCCAAGCCATTGGGGAAACTTAAAACATCCCCAAGGTCATACATGGGATTTGCAACAAGGGAAATTGAGAAAGGAACATATTCAAAAGATGAAATCGCACTTAATAAATCCTGTCTCGCTTGATCGTAATTGTTGTATTGCAAAAACGGATTTGAGCCAAGGTTATATGTCAAGCCATCATCATCCGGGAGAGCATAATAAGATGTTGTCTGCTCTTCGATGTTCACGCATGACAATCCTGTGTAAAAACTTATATAGTCTGCAAATTTGCCCCCTGTGAATCGATGCGATGTGTCAAGAGTATCAACCACCGTATTCCCAAAAGAGCGAAATTCGATTTCTCCATCTCTGTTCGCTGTCACAAAGCATCCCAGAGTTTGAGCCAACCAATAAAGCAAATCTCGATGTGTCTCGATGTCTGAATCGGGATATTCCATCAATGTTTGTGTATGATTGGGGAAATTATCAAAATCGGCATTTGCGAGAGTAAGTCCACATTCAGAACAGGAATAAGAAGCAATCTGGTAAGCCGTTCCCTGTGCTTGTTCCGTAAAAGCAACATCAAGTTTACTCATGTTGTCATAAGCCTTGATTTTTAATCCCTGTTTGGTCTTTTCTGCTTCTGCGACAGTAAAAACACCCATCGGAACATATTCAAAGGTTTCGTCAGCAAGTTTCACTCCGACTTGAATCGAGATTTCCTTGCCGACAGTCTCATAAGCATCCAATTCCAACAATAAAGTGATGTTAAGTTCTCCGATGTAAACAGAACCGATCTGAATCTCATCATTTGATGAACATTGATTCCCTATCGTGAAAGCATCGTGAATGTCTGCTTCTGTGAAACTGTCTGCCCCGATTGTTCCAAATATGGAATAAACGATTATTTGTTTGTTTATGGCTGTTAAAAAATCATTTGAAACATTATACATATCACATCTCTATTAGTTCAAAACTCATGTCATACATTCCGGCAATATCCAAATTCTCGGAAAGTGGAACAAGGCTTTTTGAATAATTTCTCATTCTCATTGTTTTGGAAGCATAAGCCTGTGTTTGATTGTCAAATATGTCAACGGAAACTGTGCTTGTTGAATATGCGATCGATTCAAAGAAACTCGCCCATGAACCCATTAAGCGAAAACTCAATGACAGAGTGAGTTTCTTTATTCTCTCGACTTGGCACACATCCGTTCCGGCTTCGGTCTGATTTACCGATTCGGAAACCGAGTTTTTCTCGGAATATGAGTTTGGGAACGGAATAACCGTATTGTTCATTTTGATAGGATAATTTTTAAGAATCATCTTCCACCACTCCTATAATTTGCTGTTTGAAGTGCATCAACAACGATTGTTTCAAGATATTCGTTTCCGATATTAACAGGAATTGTTATCTGCAAGGTTTCTTTCAAAGCATTGACAAGCGAATTGGTTAATTTATCATAATCAAATTCGTTTTGCTGTAATGGAGAAACTTTCGCACCTTTCGGAAGATTGAGAAGCTCTGCTCCGTTCTCGCCAACGATTGCAGAACCCTCTTGCTCGATCACACCACCTTTTGCCAACAAAGGAATGTTAAGTTCGGGAATCTTTGCAACAGACGAATCGAAATCAACACCCGGAATCAAATTGGCAATTCTGATTGCCGAATCAATGATGATATTAACCATCTGAATGACTCCGTTTATGACTCCGTTTATTGCCGAAATCAACATATTTGCATAGCCTTTGAACATCTTAACAATGCCGTTCCATGCCTTATCCCAATCCCCTGTAAATACCCCCGAGACAAATTCGACAAGGCCGCTTAACATCTGGATGACACTTTCAAGATAAGGTTTGACATCTCTTATGACTCCGTCAAGCACCTGTCGAACTGTTTCTGCGACAAAATTTATATACCAAATCAACATCGGGATTATTACATTAAGTAATTGAGTAATGACATCAATCAATGGTGGAAGTATATCTCTTAACAATCCAACCAAAGGAGTCAGAATTGTCATCAACAGATTTGCAATCGGAGAAATCAAAGGCAACAACGATGTAATCACAGGCAATAAAGACATAACCAAGTCCAAAGCCAAAGGAAGAATCGTTGTGACAATTTCGATTGCAACAGGCATCAACTCTTGTAATATTTCAAAGAAAACAGGCATCAAATTAGAAACCACTTCCACGATGAACGGAACTAATTGAGCCATATATCCTTGAACCATTGGCATGAAACTGATGATCTGTTGAAACATCTCATTCACGATTGGAAACAAAGCCGTTCCGATTTGTGTTGCAAGTGAACTCGCCATTTGCTTGATGTCTGACAATAAATCTCCAAATTCAACCCCGGCTTTGACAGAGTCTCCACTCATAACCAAACCCAAGTCATTTGCTCTTTGGATTAGTCCATTAAAGTCCTCGCCAGATTGTTCAAGCATCGGGGAAAGATTATAAGCAATCTTATCTCCAAAGAGTTCGGCCGCCATCGCACTTCGTTCCTCTGCAGTACCAAGAGACATGATTTGATTGATTGCATCATCAAAGTTCAAATCCGTTCCCTCTAACTTCTTGGCCGCACTCTCCATGGTTGACATCTCTATTCCACATTGTCCGGCCGCATAGGCTAACTCTTGATAAGATTCTGCACTTATGCCCATTCTGATGGAAGCCTTGTCAATTTCGTCTGTCTGTTGGGAAACCTTTTCGGCAACACCAAGAGCGGCACCGCCAACGGCTGTTGCCATTCCGACAACGGCTGTTGCAACTCCCGCCGCCTTTCCGACAGCACTTCCCAAAGTGGAAGCGAAACTTGATGCCGTTTTATCTGTTTTCTGTAAAGATTCGTTTGCTTTGTCGGTATCAACAAAAACCGAGCCAACGAGTTTAAAGATTTCAAGAGCCATTTGTCAACCTCTTTTCAATCTCTTCCGATTCTTTAAGGATTACATTTGTCGGTCTTAAATCAAGATTTGCACCCGATATTTCCTCATAGAATTGGTCGAATGTCATATATTTGTTTACCTGTATAAGTGTGGGAAGCAATACAAGATACAATCTCTCTGCTTTCTCTTTCTTTTCTGTTTCAAGTGCCAAATTGACGAACTCAACAAACTCCCAGACATCCATTTCAAATTTCAATGTGTGGTATCTTCGGAGTAAAAGTTCTTTAAGCTCTATTTCATCGACTTGGCAACCGATGAGAAAAAACCTTTCCATTTCTCCCAATCGGCAATTTCTTTTAATTTTTCGATTGTCTCAATCGGTTCGCCCTGTTTGATCGCATCAACATCCGTCTCAAACAGGGAAGCCAAAAACGAATAAACTTCTTTCTCGACTTCCGAATCGGAACAGTTCGTAAAAATTGTAAATAATAAATCGAATCCGAATGATTCCGGGTTCGTTTCGGAATCAAGAGCAAGTTTCTTGATGTCCTCTTTTAAATTGGCTTTCTTTAAGATTCGCCCAAAAGCGAAAATGTCTTGATTTTGTAAAGTTCTCATGTTTTGTTCTCCCTTAAAATAAAAAGGGGAGATTTCTCTCCCCTATGGTTTAAACTGATGCCGCAATCGCATTGTAAATGCTTGTAAGTTTTGTCAACATTGTGAGTGCGTTGAATGAGAGTTTTGCTCTGGATGATTCCATGACAACTCTTCCTTTAACAGCCCCTCTGTCTCCGTCAGCATTTATCTCACGATATTCTCTTTCTACATTGAAAGCACCGCCACCCCTTGTGAGAGCAACAGCCGTTCCGTCAATATAGAACACACCCGCACCAAGAACAATTTCAGATGCCCCGGATGTTGTTGCACTATCAACAGTAATGCTCCAAGGTTCTGTATTGGAATTGGAAGCATAGTCAGTATTGTTATAACAAGCCTGAAATTCGACATTCTGAACAACATCGTTTTTCTCTGCCATTGTCCATTCGATATTTCCCATGTTAATGGCATTTGTAACCTCGATGATGACATCCTGTCCACCCTTGGTTTTTCCAACCCATTTAATTGCTCTAAAATCTGCGGAGATGACTTCGCCTGTACCGATATATTTTGTGGTAGCCATTTTTTATCTCCTTATTTTACATAATTTTGTATTTGAAATCTTATGAGTCGATGTTTGATTGATTTGTCCGAATCGGGCAACGATTTACGGTCGATCTTGTAAAATGTTGGCAGAATGTTTGTCTGTGGAAGATTTTGAGCCTGTAATAAGTCCTCAATCTTATCCGACAATTCATCCACTCTTGTGGTCGATGTTCCTTTATCCCAGACATCAACTTCCAAAACATAATCCTGTCTTGCCAAATCCCCGAGGTCAATTTCCCGGAAACCAAACACAGCATGAGGATATAATGCATTATCTGT